TTTGTTTCATTTCATACAAAGCAGTACATATAAATGTAGATGATGGAGTATCGTTACCAGCTTCTTGTTGATTTTCTTTTGTTACAGCTCTAGCAAAGTCTTTGTCATAGTTTTTTGAATTTGTAATATTAGTTTGATTAATATTATCATCTGCAAATTCACTTGTTGATTTTAAACCTCTATCTAAATCTCCAGATTGAAATGCTTGACCGTATGTTCTACCAGTTGGTGCATCAAACTCTCCAGTTTCTGTCATTAACATTTCTGGTCTACTATAATTACCTTTAAAACCAGATGACCTAAATTCTGCACCACTTGAAAAAGGTTGTGTTGAATATGATTGTGTAAAACCACCAGTTACATCATTTACTTCATCTAATTCGCTTTTAGTGTAGGCTTTGTTTTGTATAGGTGCCAAATCTAAATCTGGTTTTTTACTCATCAAAAAGTCTTGTATGTCGTCACGAGTGAGATTTTTAGTAGTAGAATAAGGGTTGTTCTCTTTAAATGCCTTCATATCTCTTATTAAAGTATTTGTGGCACTATCATTCATACCAGAAGATACAGACGTATCAATAAAGCCTTTATCAACACCAAAGAATTTATTGGCAGAGTCTTCTAGTTGGTATTTACCTATTGCTTGACCAATATTAGCAAATCCACCTACAAAAGGTAATGCACCAAATATAGTTTCTGGTCTAAGTGTAAAATCTACACCAAATCGACTAAATGGTTTAAAACCTGCTTCTTCTGCTAGTGTACCTTCTCTAATTCTTGCTACATCATTTCTAGTAAATTGTGGTTTTTCTGCCATATTCTTTACCTATGTATTAATTTGTTCATACATTTCATCACTATAGGTTCTATCTTTACCAAGAGAACGTTCATAATCAGACATAGCACCTTCTCCCATATCTTTTGGTAATCTATTTAATGCTCCCATCTCTTTATCAGAAATCGCACCTTCTGTCATGGTTTCTGGCATAGTCATATCATCACCTAATGCTTCAATCGCATCTGTCATTGAAATGCCCATTGACATCAATGCACCAACCGCTTCTCTTATTTCATCTGTAACAGAACCACCCATGGCATTTTCTAACATTACTAATTCTTTATCAGACATTGCTCCACCCATTGAAGCCACAGATGCATTTGCTACTCTATCTTTTAAAGCTTTTTCTAAATCAGAGATTGAACCAGCATCGGCTCCAGCATTACCTGCACCACGACTTAACATTTCAAGTTCTCTATCTGACATAGAACCTTTGTTTCTTCCTATCATATCCATAAAGTCTTTTTGGCTTATTGGAGGTAAATTTAAATTTTTTAGTTTAGGGTCATCTAAATTAGGCATCATTGGTTCTACAGTATTACCTGTTGGGTTCATTTCTCTGTTTGATACAGAGCCTCTTCCCATATTAGGCATCAAAGAGTCTAAACCCATATTTAACGAAGGAGCAACTCTTTCTTCACCCATAGAGTCTTTTTCCATATTTTTCATCATTCTTAGATATTCTTCTCTACTAGCCATTATAAAACTCCTTTATCTATTTGTTTAGCTATATTCTTTTCTCTTATTATCATAAGTTCTTGTTGTAACTTTGCCATTTTAGCTTGTAAATCTTGATTTAACTTGGCTTGTTCTATTGCTAAATCTTGTTTTGTTTCGGCATCTTTAATTTGCATATCTTGTTTTGCTTTTGCGGCTTCAATCTCAAGCTCTTGTTTTGTCTTCATCTGTAACATTTGTCCTTCTAATTGTGCTAGTTGTTGTGCAAATTGTAAAGGATTACCTTGTTGTTGTTGTTGACCAAGTTTTGTTATTGATTCAATTTGTGCCATTTGTGGTGATTGTGCAACAACTTCAGATGCTCTTTGTGAAATTTGCATATCTAATTCTGGCGATAAATCTTCAAATTTAAATTTAGGTTTTCTTATATCTGGTAATGGTGCTAAAGACATACCAATAGCTGTTTGCATTCTTTGTCTATACAATAAAGCAATATGTTCTGCTATATGAGCAATTAATACAGGTTGTAAATTAGTTGCACCGGGATTTCCACCAAGTGATGGGTCTTGAATAAACTGCATATGAACTGCAATATGTGCATTATGGTCTTGTTCTGGAAATGCTCTTATTGGTTTACCATACATGATAGACATATTTTCATCTACTGGGTCAAGTCTTACAGCCTCTTCTGGTTCTTTTAAAACTTCTCCAATATTTGGTATTCTTAATGCCTCTAACATTCTTTTATGTGTATCGTACATATCATATAGTTGTGGTGCTGATTGTGATAATTGTAATACACTCTGTGCTTGTGCAATTCTTTGTGCAGTACTAAATATATTAGGGTCTGAAACTGGTACAATATCTATCGTACTATCAAAATCAGATGCATAAATTTTTGTTGTTACACCAGATAGTGCAAAGTCAAACTGTTCTGGTAAATATTTAGCATTTGATTTAGCAATTAATTTAAACTCTTGTCCTTGAGAATAATGTAACCTTTTATGAATAGCACTAAATGCTTTACTACCTTGTTCTATAAGAGCAACAGTAGAACCAACAGGTGCATTTGGGTTAACATCTCCAACATTTAAATCTGCTGTACTTGCAAATCTTTGACCTGCTTGTACTATTGCAGTCATTAAATTAAATAATGTTTGTGAAGGCTCTTTGAATGGTAAAGGCATAATTGCTTTGTTAACATCATCAACAGTAGCATCTAAATCAGCAAACTCACCGGGATTAACCTGTAAATCACCACCTGTAACACGACCTTTAAGTTTAAAACCACCTTGCATATTACTGAACGCGGCTGAATCTAATAAGGCTCTTAATGAACCTGTTGCCGCTTTTCCAAGACCACCTATTAAATGGAATAAACCAAATCCATAAAAACCAGTACCCGGTAGAAATCTATATGAAATAAAGTAATTTTGTCTTAGTTTCTTTTCGTCTTGTTGTTCCCAATTTCTTCTTATTGAAACAATCTTTTGTGAGTCATAGTCTACTGTTACTACATATGGGAATGCCACCATATTTGTATTGTCTTCATCATCTTTAATGCCATCAATACCATCAAATGTTTCATAAACGTGCATCTCTATTAATGTTACTGTTTCGTTATATTCTTCGTCTCCAGAAGTAAGACCTTCAATTTCTTCTCCAATACTTCCTGCAGGGTCAATATCGCTACCTATATATTCAATAGGTAAATAATAACCACCTTCAACATAACGATTATAGTCGTTTCTTGGCATTCTAATAATATGCGAATATCTTATAGATGTAAGTAGGTCTTTACTATCTGGTGCAACTACAAAATCTTCGGCTTTCACGAATTGAGAACATTGCCTATCTAAGTTTGTGTCAAAGAAAACCTTTTTAAAAGCATGACCTATAAGTGGTAATTGAAATAACATAGTATCTAAATCTGGGAAATACTCTGGCATTTCTTGTGTAATTTGGTAATTCATGTAGTCTTTTACACGTCTTGCTTGTTCTTCAAGTTCTTCTGTTGGTTCTCCAATAATAGTTGTCTTTACTGGTCCTCCAGAGGGATATAATTCTGCTATGGCTTTTGCATTAAATTGTGTTGCGGCTTCTGCAATCATAGGGTGTACGACTGTACTTAATCCTCTTGTTGCCCTCTGTTCTTCTTCTTCTGATTGACCACCATCTGGTTCAAGTGTTTGTAAACCTTGTTTATACCTATATTCCCATTCAGACCTAGCTTGTTTATCACTTTCAAAAGCATCAATTAGGTTCTGTGCTTTCTTTGCTGAATCATTTGCATCTAATTGTTCTGCTAAATTTTCATCATGTTCGTCTGTAATTTCTACAATGTCATCTAATGATGCATTACCAATAAGGACTTCATCGCCTATTTCTTCTACTTCTAAATTATCAGCAGGAGCGCCTTCTTGGAAAGGTATTACATTTGGTTGTTTAGCCATATAAAGTTAACCTCTTCTGTTCTGCAAATTCATCATCATCGTCGTTATCAGATGAATGTGTTATAAACCAACCTTTTCTCAATCTAAGCCATGCTTGAGTACATGTATCTACTATATCATCATTATCGCCTGCTGGAAAGGCAGAACATATATCTATCAAATCTTTTGCCCACTTCTTATTCTTAGGGTACCATATTCTTCCATCTTCTAGCAAGGCAGAACTTGCATGTGCTCTAGCTTGTTTGTCTCTATCTGGAGAGTATTCTAGTATTGGTATACCTGCCATTCTTAAATCTTGTATTAAACTTTGTCCACTAGCCTTTTTCTCAATCAGGACAACATCAGGTTGAAAATCTTCGTAAGCCTCTTGTGCAATTCGTCTTAAATCTGGATAACTTACTCTATCGTACCACATATCAACAACTATTGCATTGAAATAGCCATTATGTTTAAAGACACCCCAAGTTGTTCTGGCACTGTAAGAACTTGTTTCTTTCGTACTATAAGCTGTATCATATGATTGTATTAAGTATTCTATATCTGGTAAATCTTCATATTCCCATTCGCTCCACCATGAAGCCTTTAAAATTCCACCACCTTTTGGCATAGGTCTTTGTTGTAATTGTCCTGCAGTACCATATGAACCTAGACTTTTTTCAAGATTTGTAATTGTTTTTTCGTCTATTCTATCTGGCCATAATAATTCGCCTTGTTCTTGTCTTGGGTCAATAAAGCCTAATGTTGAACGACTTTTTGTAGGGTGTTCTGGCTCATATCTAGCAGGTAAACAAAGATGGTTCCAATCTTCAAACTCATTTGCCAAAATATGACCAGTTAAATCGCTTTCATGTACTCTTTGCATAATTATAATAAATGCACCATTTTTTGGGTCATTCAATCTGGTTTGCATTGCTTGGTCCCACCAATCTAATACACCTTGTCT